ATGACGCAAGAAGATCTTGCACTACCTTTTCTGAAAGTATTAGGACAACTATCTCCTGAAGTAAATAAAGTACATGCAAGATACGTTAAAGATGCTGAACCAGGCATGATTATTAACAGTGTCACAAATGAACTTTATGATGGAGCTAAAGGAATAGATATATTACCGGTATTCTATGAAAGAAAATTGATAGAATGGCAAGATAGAGGAGCAGGCGCTGGAGCACCCGTTGCAATCCACGATGCAAGTTCTGATATTATGAGTCAAACTACTCGTGATAAATCTTACAAAGATAGATTGCCTAATGGTAATTACATTGACAACACTGCAAATCATTATGTAGTAGTGTTAGGTGATTCACCACAAACTGCTTTAATATCTATGAAGGCTACTCAATTAAAGATTAGTCGTAAATGGAATTCCATTATGATGGGAATTAAATTGCAAGGTAAAACTGGTTTGTTTACTCCGCCAACATATAGCCACATTTACAATCTAAAAACTGTTCAGATGTCAAATGACAAAGGAACATGGTTTGGTTGGGAAGTATCTAAAGTTGGTCCGGTACAAGATCAAGGTGTTTACGGAATTGCAAAATCTTTTGCTGAACAAGTCGGTAAAGGTGCGGTTGAAGTTAAACATGAATCTCAAGAAGAAACTAAAAAATCTTTAAATTTATAGTATCCTAGGTAATGGGCATCGAAGCGAGAGTAGAGATGCCCATTTTAATTTATGAATAATGAGATAAATAAAAGTCCTGTTACGTATGAAGATTGGTTAGATCTTAGATACGTCATAATACCCACTGACCAAAAAAAAGCCAGGGTCAGTTGGAAGAAAGAAGATTTTACTTTAACGAAAGAAGAATGGAAAAACAATCACTCAAAAGCACAGATAGCATTAAGATTAGATAGTCATATTGATTTAGATATAGACAATCCTGTAGTTAGAAGATTTATAACACATTATTTAAAAGATTGCGGAGCAATTTATGGTAGAAGAAATAACCCTAACAGTCATTACCTTTGGAAAGGTTCTTGTGAATTTATACAATATATATTGCCAAAAAGTTTTGAAAAAAATTATAAAAAATTTCCACATGGAGCAACTATTTGTGAATTAAGAAGTGGTAAAGAAAGATATACTATAATTCCAGAGTCTCCTTATGATGACAATGGAGAGACAGTAGAGTGGTCACATTTTAATAGTATTCATGAATACAGTGGTAACGTAGTGGTTGATGTTAGTAAGATTGCTCTGTCAACTGCTCTTACAATTATTTATCCTTCTACAGGTTCTAGAGACATTTATTGTACAGCCATAGCTGGAATTTTAATTAAAAACACAGATTGGACAACTGAAGAAATAGATAGTTTTGTTTACAACATTGCTATTGAAGCAAATGATACTGAAGCAGACGAACGTAATCAAAAAGGTACAACAGGAAAAAAAGCAGACAAACTTTATGGTATTCCAAAACTAGCCGAAGTTTTAAATGTGGATCAAAAAGATATAGTAAAATTATTTAATTGGATTGGTGTTAAAAATAACAGCGAAGAAATACAAGAGCACATAGGTGATATAGTTGAATATGGTAGTGATAGGTATTTTGTAAAAATTTATTCATTAGAAGATGGCAAGAAAATAGAAAAAGACATAACTGTAGAAGGACCTCATTTAATGAAAAAGAAAATTTTTTATGATGAGGTAATGAAACAAGCTGCTGTTTTTCTACCTTTTATGAAAGAAATGGATTTTGATAAAATGATGATAGCAAAGTTTCAAGCAAGAACTAAATCACAAGACTACGATCCCGAGTCTAGTGAAGATGTAAGATTTATAGGATGGTTTGAATCTTTTATAGATAAATTTAAAGCTTACACAGATAAAAAAGAATTAGCAGATTTTAACATGCCTTATTTTAATATGAAGAATAGTAGTTTGGAATTTAATTTAAATAAATTTGACGAATTTTTAGCTGAAAAGAGAGTAACTTTAGCAAGAGTAGATCTTGTTTTAAAATGCAAACGTGTTTTAAGAGCTAAAAGATACAGAGGTAAATATAAAGATCCAACAGGTATAGAGCATTCTTGCCCTTCTTATAAAATAGATAACTATAATATAAACAAGGATCATTTGATCATAGAAGGAGAAGCTCAAGAAATAGAAGAAAGGACACTAACACATGAAAACGCCTAAATTTGTATCTGGTCCTCCAGGTACAGGAAAGACTCACATATTTTTAATAGAAAAATACAAAGAGTTATTAAAGAACTACGACCCAGAAAAAATAATAATGTTGTCACACACAAAGGTAGCTGCAGAAGAGTTAAGAGATGCAATATTGAAACTGCCAGAGATGATAGAAAGAGGTTTAAGAAAGAAATTTTTTAAATATAAAATTTGCACCATACATGCTTTTTGTAGAAGTAAATTATTAAAAAAAGAATTAATAAGTTATGCGGATTATCTTAATTTGTGTGTAGAAAATAGTGGTTTTAAAGCACAAAGAACAACTCCTTCAGAATTTGATAATGATAAACATAAATTTTTTAAATTTCTTGGAGATGCTTTTGGACAAGGAAGAACAATTAAAGAGCATTGGAATTCTTTAAGAGAAACTAGTTCTAACTATCACCCTTACAATAATTTTAGAATGATTAGTGAAATGAAAGAAGTATATGACAACTATAAAAAAGTTAATCAAATGTGTGATTACGATGACATGATAAGAGATTTTATAAACGATGCAGTTGATCCTGATATTGATGTTTTAATAGTTGATGAGGCTCAAGATAGTAACATTCCACAATTAAAAGCATTAGAAAAAATGTCTACAAATGTAAAAGAATACTACATGGTAGGAGATGCTGATCAAACAATTTTTGAATTTTCTGGCGCTAATGCAGATTATTTTCATAGACTTTCAAAAGATGCAAAACAATTAAAAGATGGTCTTAGATGTGGTGAAACAATAAATAATTTATGTAAAAAAATAATACAACCAATATGGGATTACTATGGGTATGAAAGAGTTTGGAGACCTGCAAAAAATGTTATTGGAAATCATTATTATTTACCGAGTCTTAAAACAAATTGTTCATCTATGGAAAAATTATTAGATAAAATAAAAAATACAAAAGAAACTTTTCTATTTACTTACAGAGGAACACCTTCTGGAAAATGGGCAAGAGCTTTTTTACACTATCATGGAGTAGAGTTTTGTCACGTAGGTAATGATCCTTACGTTTCTAAAAAAGAAATAAGATGTCATAAAATGTGGCCAGAATTTGTAAGAGGAGAAGAAATGTCCTTAAAACAAATAAAAGAATTTTGGACATACATGGGTCAACAAGTCATTGTAAGAGGAAAAGGAGAAGCAACTTTTGAAGGTTGGATAAACAAAAAATATCTTATTCAGGAGTTAATAGAAAAAAAATATTTACGTGTAGAAAGCCTTGATTTTACTGACTTTTATCACACAAGAATTAAATCAAAAACAGATGAAGAAAAAATTAAATACATAAATAATTTAATTAGAGAAGGTGTTGATACCGAAGGAGAGACAAGAGTCTACTATGGAAACATACATAAAGTTAAAGGACAGACTTACGACAACGTAATAGTCGATGAAACTTGCACTAGAAGAGAAGATTATTTTACTCAACTACGTTTAAAATATGTAGCGTATAGTAGAGGTAGGGTAGATTGTTGGACTGTAGCATCACAAGATAGATATACATTAGGAAGAAAATATGACAGATAAAACTATATTTAAAGGTATGCAATATGATTGTTTAGAAAAACAAGTTGGAGGAAAACATTACAAAAATTTTAAAATCCAACCTGCAGAGTTTATAAATGAAAACAAATTGCTTTTTGCAGAAGGGAATGCTATAAAATATATATGCAGGCATCCGCACAAGGGGAAGCAAGAAGATATAAAGAAAGCCATACATTATTTACAAATGATATTAGAAAGGGATTACGATGTGTAAAACACCAGAAGATTTAGATTTAGATGGTATAGATACAGTTGCAGTTGACTTAGAAACTTATGATCCTAATTTAAAAACAAAAGGTTTAGGTGCCATAAGAGGAGATGGTTTTGTGTGTGGAGTTGCAATTGCAACAGGGAAAGATACTGTTTATTTTCCATT